GCTCAATTATCAAACAATAGCAACATTACAAAAAGACTCGATATAAAACTACAATAACAATCATGGGTTACGAAGAGGCATTGAAAGAGAGTCCATACTGGGAGTATCTGAATCAAGGACTGAGAGATCATCTAACAGGAGAAGCATTGCAAGATGCATCCACATCATTCCTCCCGGTCGTGATAGAGAATGAATACGTTGAACGGAAAAAACAACCAATTTTTACGACAAAGCCATCTGATGTGAGGATCCCTGCTCGACTTTCCAATGCATTGATACCCTATCCTGACGAAGTCAAGTCGTATGTGTCTAAAGAATCAGATGAACCCTCCGAGAAAATACATGGGCATCACGTATCTCAACTCAAGTCTATCAAGGAAACTGTCACCATGCTCGAGGAGAAGAACAAGATCCCGATTGCACCTCCCGAATACACTATGGACCATCTGAAGGTCTTTGCCAGACAGAAATTTTCATCAAGAGAGGATCTGATCAACCTGTCAACTCTATCCTTTGCTAAACGTGCAACAGAAGCGGATCTGGGTGTCTCTGGGCAATGCAAGATGAACTTCGACATATCTCCATCCGTGCTGTCTCAATATACATCATTCGTCATAATGATACAGAGATTGAGGATTCACATTGCAAAAGATGACACCGCTCACAAACTCACAACAGATGTGATACCCGAGAATTCAGACGAAGCAACGTACACGATGTTCTCCAATGGAACATACCTGTATAGATCAACAATGCCCGATTATGGGTTTTGTATCATAGCATGCGGGGGCCACTTCAGGATATACCATGAGAAATTGGGTTACTGGTTTTGCGGCCCAATGTCATACCTCGACTACATATTCACAGTATCTGATGTTCTCAACAATGTTGACATTCTGCAGAACTGTCCTGAGTACACATGGGCCAAAGAAATGTTCAGAATTCTCATCAAACTTGCCGAGACAGAAGGCTCGCACAATGATCAAGTTGACTTCATGAAGGGAGTCGAGGGTTTCCTTCTTGCAATGTCTGATTACGATGAAGATTATGCGATGAACTGGAAACCCATTCTTGAGGTGGTGTACGATCTCTACATACTCGATCAACGTATCTGTGACTCCCAATATGACTTCGGATTGATCATGTGTCTGTTGAGCAACCCGAATTTTGCTTGTGATACACGATCCTTTCTGTGTGATATCATCGTTGAAGGCAAGAAGTTGTCCAGAACACATCTGCAGGAGATTTCGGCAATGCACAAGCTGATCTTTTATTCTGAGGTCAATGCGAAAGAAGGGGTAGAGAAATTCTTGAAGAGAGTCCACACACCTAGAAAGATGGACAAGAATGCTGTGAAAAACATCACGAGACTGGCAAAATCAACATTCCTCATTGCATATCGAAAGAAGCACAAGACCCTGCCAAACATTATCGGTCAGCCAGACAAAGTGAAGCTACTCGAAGCGTACAGCCAACGAGGATCATATGATCTCATCGAATCACTGAATTTGAGTTGGTGGGATGATATCAAGATTTTCGACTGTATGGACAACACATTGACTGATGATCCCCTCGAATTTGCGAAGGATAAAGGTGCTTTGAAATCTGAAATCTCATTCGGTCCGGGAGACAGTAGGAAGGAGCTACTTCAGGTCATAGAGAAGCGTGAATACAAGTTGGGAGATTTCTTCGCAAAACGAAAGTTGAAACCGAAGAAAAAGAAAGTTGTGAGAACAAATCAGAGGACAAATCCCGTTGCAATGAGGGACGCAGCAAGACTCATTGAAAAAGAGAGAGAGCAAAAATTCGCTGCACGTCTATTCGGGAACGCAGGACTGGAGAACAAGCATGATCTTAGCTTAATAGCTGCAAAGATGAAGAAAGCCCTGGGCTATTACGATGAACAACTGATGACGCCACCAGACAAGAAGAGAAAAGCAATCATCCATGAAGCATCCAGAGAGCTGTCACAACCAGACAATTATTCTCTACTGCTCGACATCGAAGGTCACAATCAGTCGATGCAGTATGAGAACACCTCCGAATTAGCAGAATTTCTGGGGAATCTCTTCGGTTACGACGGATGGGGAGACCTTCCTCATTACTTCTCAAGTCTGACTGTCTATCATTATGATGAATATCTCGACGAAGTGATACTTTCAGAGGGTCAACTCGGTGGTATTGAGGGATGGCTCAACCCGTTCTGGACACTTCATACCACCCTCATGATGAAGTTGTTGAGAATAATGACTGATCTCGAAGTCAAGACCATCATGGTCTACTCAGATGATGTCAACGCAATATTGAAGATCAAACAGGCTTCTGAGGCTATGGTGAAGGCAGTATTCAAGAAGATCATGGACCATTGTAGTAAATTTGGAATGACGATCAAATACTCTCAGACAAATCTCTCGAAGCACAGAGTTACTATGCTGAGGCAGCACTATGCAGACGGTATACGTGCAGATTCAACATTGAAGAGATTGCTTGCTGTCAGTGCAGGGAACAATTCAGTCATCGTATCCGAAGAACTCGAGGTTGCAGGGATCAGCTCATCTGCAGCATCAGCTCTTGAATTGACAAATCATCAAGAAGCGTGTACATATCTGAAGAATTACAAGTTGGGTTTGCTGTTGTCTCGTCTTCCGCAGATGATCCTCTCTCACCCACAAGAAAATAGTATGATATCATCCGAAGAATTACCGGTACATCTCTCCAATCTCCTCTACTATACAAAGGATGACAAATCAGAGCTCAATCTTCTGAGCGATGATGAACTCATGGAGGCTGCAAAGAATGACATTGAATCATATATCTCCAGGAATGGTATGGCAGCAAATTCAGATCTATTGAAAGAAAGTCTCAGAGGAATCTACGGGCAGAGATTGGCAGAGTCGAGATTGGTTGACAGTCCTGATCGTGTTCTGTATTTACAGATCTACGACAAATTCCTCCAGGATCTGCTCTTCTTCTGGGCATATCTCCCTTGCTCTGTTGGCGGTCTCGGTGCTTCTCTTCACATCAATCTGGTACTTTCTGGACATAGTAGTGGATTTTCGAAATCTCTGCACTATCTTCATCAGTGGATCCTCAATCATTCCGAAACTCCATCATTCTTTCTCAAATATCTGAGCATCGTGTTGTCCATTGATGAAAAATCAGAAAGAAATATGGACGAGCAAAGACTTGTGACCTCGACTTGGCAAAATGACAACACACTATGTCCTGCAACGACGAGCATCAAACAATCCATAAAAGCCATGGTAAGGAGGCATACGAAAAACGAGAAGGTACTCGAGATGTTCAAATTATCAGAAGAGCGTGAACAGCTGACCGCAACGATGTTGGAAATATTCAGAGACAACTTCCATGCTCGTATAGTTCAATTTTATCACGAGAATACCGCTGTGCATTTCCTCGACTTGTTGATTGGGAAAATCGAGACCAGCTCAGGATTACTCACGAGAGTTAAGGACATCATAAGATTGAGAAAGAAGATGGCATTTCGAACTCTCGAGAACATTCGTATTGCAGCGAACACAACTCGGACCATGTACTTCACACTCAAAGGAAATGATGACATCATCCAATTACTTCTGTCTAGAAAAGTAGCCATGTTCCCAAAAGTCAAGATGATACGAGTCGAAGAGGTGCTCTATGATGACAAGATCGAAGAAGTTGACAGAGCAGAGGCGCTTCTCACTGTCCGACGATGTAGCCCTATGCACTATCGTAACGGAATCAAGGTGTATGATGATCCGAAGATCGGAAATGAGACAATGTACAAAGGTGATCTCATTGATGATGATCGAATGCTCGGAAACAAGGAAGAGCTCTTGGCTGCCAAGCTCGTAGCTGTCACGAAATGGTTTCTCATGAAGCACAACATGATGGGATTAGGCAGTGACGAGAGGTCAAATCTTGACTGTGTGAAGGCATGCAATATCTCTCTTGCCACTCTGACAAATCAGACATTCGATTCCCTGTTCTATTATGCGCCAACAGAAACTGGTGGAGAAATACTACACAGAATACCAAACATGAGATTCAGCACGATGACATACATCAGATCAGAGATGAACCGTTCCCTTAAATACACGACAGACCTCAACCAGAGACTGATCACACTCATGGGACTGGTTGACAGTAATGTCAACTTTGATTACCTCAGGATGAGAATGCTCGTGTCTGCAATCACCAGGGATAAAAGGGATGAGACAAGAAGATTAGTGACAAGATACAATTTCTCGTCATTGATCGGCATTCATGATGTTCAGTTCGTGGTCCCAAAGAGAAGCGATTTCCAATCTGATGTCAAATTCACATGCTATAGCGAGATGAGAGGTCACGAGATGAGCAAGAAAAGATTCAGATATCTCTCTCGATCATTCATGTACGAAGAAAATGTAAGCGAATGGGCGTTGATGCCAAAATTCGAAGAAATCAAGACTGCTGAGAAATTGGGTGAGGAATACATTGATGACATCATTCTCAGATACTCAAAAGACCTGGACAAGGACTATCTCCTCATCTCATCGGAAGTACTTTCTGTCGATTGCTGGAAGCCACTGACTGATAAGCTAAAACGAATTGACAAAGAATGGCAGTCATACGATGATGACGAAGCCCTCGAAGTCATTGCTCTTCGACTTAAACGAGTGATGGAAAAGAGAGCCACCATGACCTTAGTGGATAAGAGCAATAAGGTGAACATGTCTCTGCAGGCCAGTTGCATTGAAGAAGTCATTGAGAGAGGGCCAACAGACAGAGAATACGATTTGATCGTGGCGAAATTCTCTTCCATCATGCAGAGCAGACGTCATTCAAACAGGTTGAGCGTCAGACTGGCGAAGTATCAAGCATTGCTCAATTCGTTCGAATACCATAAGAAGAATTTGACGAAAACACTCATCATGGAGTACATCCTCACATTTCACTTCAAGATCAAACGGAATGGCCAATCAATCCAAGTCGATGCTGATCGATCGATTGCAGAATTTCAATCCACACCTCTTGGCACATTGAGTCATCTGCTCATAAGTCCGTCTCTGCAAACCCGGATCCTTGTACTTGGAATGGACTTCGTCTACAACTTTGTCGAGAGTGAGATCGAATCAATTAGAGACGAATTAAGAGAAATCTGTGACGATGTATCTCTGGAGGATATCATAATCCCGATCGACATACCCTCTACGTCTGCTGTGACAAGTTTGAACGGTAAGGAGTTGATTGACCCAGTTGTCGACGAAATCGAATACACCAGTTCGAGAATTGGTTACGGAGCCATGTCGACAATAGACGAGATCGCACCACTTTGCCGGTATGCACAGCATTGCTCGATAACAGGTGCGTCGCCTTCAGCTTTCTTCAGTCACACCGGCTCTGATTCTCTCGGAGCACAGGTCGCACTGTTCAGGCACTTGCAGGTGTTGGGTTTTATAGACGGTGATTCACGGGTGTGTGATCTGACAGCCGGCAGGGGCGACGGAAAGTACGCAGCCAATCATCTGGGGATAGAATGTAATTCCTTCAGTCTTGAGGACACATTCACAAAAACCAGCTACCACCCAGATATAGTACACCGTTCCGATTACGACGTGTTCGACGGATCCACATTGAAATTTGTCTCAGGGTATGATTTTGTGCACGTCGACATTTCATTCACAGGAGCATCTGATTCAAATTTGCTAGATCTTGTGATGTTCCTTGAGGAGAACAATCTCGCCTATAGCATCAGGCTGAACTCAACAGTATTGAGAGGTTACGAAGAAACACGAGTGAAACATCTACCTTCCTACGAACACAGGATAGCATATGCGTTCAATCAATACCTCAAGCCCTACCAAATTTACCTCATCGGTTCGCCCTCTCTAACTGATATCGACTGGGAATCTCCACCTCTTCGTCAGACCATTGCGTTCAAATCCTTGGCAATAAGCTTCTCAAGGCTACTAGCCCCGTCGAGACACAAAGATAGACTCCTCAAACGTGAACCCAACTCGGCCAGCATTTGTTTTCCAGACTCAGAGATGACAGCAAAGTTCGTGAAGTCTATCATAACGAGATCGACATACTCTGAGAGGTTATACTATTGCGAACGGTATATTTCAGAGATCGGTGACAATGCAAAGATCCCATTCGTCCGAGAATGTCTATTGGAAGAAATCAAGACAGAAGTAGACAGATATCCTGAGAAGATCGAATTCACATCAAGCTACGATTTGAAGGGCGACATCGATGTACTCATGGGTTCTGTAAGCTCGTCGTCAAAGAAGTTCCACAGGAAGCATCTGAATTCAATGAAGGAACAATCACATCAGATTTCTCTGATCAATCCTCTCGATTGCTCGGATGAGCTCCTGGAGATTTGGAGGACACGCCATCCGTTGGCAGAATGTAGGAGTTGGTGTAATATTGTGATCGGTGTCAAGGCATTTGCTCTCGGTGCTTCATTGTCAGGCTTCGATGCTATCAGAGCAGCATGTGACGAATCGAAATCATCCTCAGGGCCCAAACTGTCATTGCATCAGAGGGAACTCCAACAGGCGATCAAATTATTACTGTTGGCTGCAAGGAATGGTGATTTCGGTTACGGCATTAACTACTTGGTTCGATTGATGTCGCAAAAATCGAAAAGCACCAAATCAGTAATCAGAACACTGAGGTGTTACCGGCTATTGAGTTACATGTATGACGATTTCGTGAAACTCATGAGATCTGGAGGAATAACTGTGAGTCAGATGGAAGCCATGGAGAGTGAAACCATCACGAGGGAACAACTGAAGTACAAGTACCAACGTCAAAGTGAAGTCACAAAACCGACTGTTGAGGATTACAGTGATATTCACGCGGTGATCGAATCGTCAATGGATGACCTCTTTGCAGGGCTCGAAAGTTATGCATTGGCCATGACTGAAGGTGCACCTGTCGAGGAAGAAAAGCTTGATACAGCAGCTACTGCCAGTCAAATGGATCTCACTTTTGACATCGGCATAGAGAATCAAGTGGAGATGATGATTGCGAAGTTGGGATTACAGGAGACGAGTGCATATGGATTCATAGACATTGGTGACTCTATGATAGGAGCAGAAGAGGATTGGTAGACATGTTGACTATAAAAGGAGAGCAGGTAGTAGAAGATTCCCAGCATAATCATTAACAGTTAAAGAGGATAAACCTATCCTTTCAATTTCTGTTAGGGTGATGTGAAGTTTGTATC